CTACGTTATTTAATTATGTCAAGATTCCCCGCTCCTTTAAAAAGACCAACTGGGCTTGAAATGATTCTCCCAGAACATAGGAAGAACATGAATTTGATGACTACCCCTTTACCAAAGAATTATTCAGGGGACGAGGAGTTAGGTGTTTTTTATGGACAGAATTCTGAATCTTTAGTATCAGGAGAGGAGGGGAACAATTATGGTAGCGAAGACCTTATCTGACCCATCCAAGCTTTATCTACCAGTTAATTTCTGGTCTACAATTTTGGCTTCTTTGGATTCTAAAATTCAAGCTCTTTCTGAGTCTTATGGATTTGGTGAAGTGTCCTTGAAATTAATTATCCATAAAGGGAAAGTGACTGAATTATATTTTAATGATGAAGTTAGAATTAGAGGATTAGTTGAGCAGTTTGATAAACCTACAGAGAAGTTAGAAGAAGCAACTCGTTTGTAAAACTTGACTTTTACTTTGCGTATGTGATAATTAGTAATTAGTTTTAACCTGAGAGGATTAATCCACACGGTGAGCTTTCTAAGCTTGCCGTTTTTTAATACTCAAAAATATGGAATACATTTTACTTGCTTCAATCATTGCTGGAACCATAGTCAATTTTTTTATAAATAAATATTTTTCTAATAAAATTTCTTCAAACCAATCAAAGTTACTTGAAAATTACCGCAAAGAATTATTAACATTCTCAATAACTCAAAAACAAAATTCTGAAAAATTAGTAGGTCTTCTTAATAGATTGTTTGTCTCAACAGAAGCAACAGACAAATCAACACCGAATACTGTCACTGAATCTGATCCAGATGAAATTCAATTTACAGAAGAGAATTTTATGAACTTACCAAAAGATGTGAAATTTGAAGTAGAAGGTGGGGATAGTTCTATCCCACCAGGTTATAAACAAGCAAATTAATGAAAACATTTATTTGGACAGTTAAACAATTTGGATTAAAACTAGCTTTAGATAATTTATTTATTGGTTTACTTAAAAAATGGTTAGGAGCTAAAAGAGTACAAATAAGCTATTGGAGAAAGAAGTAATGGCTAAAAAAGAAGATCAAACAACACCAGAAATCTTAGAAGAAGAAAGACAGAGGAATCTTGTCTTAAAATGCAGAAGGCTTACAGCTCAGGCTGAAGAAAACAGAAGAAAGTTTGATTGGGAATGGTTAGTGAGGATTCTTTATAAAAAAGGCTATCATTTTGCACGTTATAATCGTGCAACTTCTACTGTAGTTTTTTCTACTAGAACTGGAGTTAGAATCCCCATTAATTTAGTTGCAGCTCATACTAGAGGAGTTAGAAATCAAGTTACTTCCTTTCAACCTAAGTGGGAAGTTCTCCCTAATGTTACAACAGAATCTGCTTTTGAAAATGCAAGATACTCTGGGAAAACACTAGATTATATTTATGATAAATCCCAAATTAAAAGAAAGATCAAAGAAGCAGTGGATGATTGTTTATGGTCTTCTATAGGGATTTGGTTTTTTGATGTAGATAGAAAAAAGAACGTAGTTATCAGCAGACTTGATCCATTTGATGTTTATATTGACCCTAATGTTAAAAGTCCTGATTTAAATGATCCTGAATATGGAGCAGAATTTGTAACTTTGAAACAACAGATGCCTATTGATGCAATAAAGAAAAATCCTGAGTATAAAAATACTGAAGATTTAACAGCAGACAATTTTGTTGCAGCAGCAGAATATAAAAGATTCCTTTTACAAGTGACAACTCATCAAGTTCAGGGACAAGCTGGAGAAAATGATACTAAAATTTTATCTCAAACATGGTTAAGAGAGAGAAATGAAAAGGGAGATATAAAGTTAAAACTTATTACTTATGTTGATGGAGTGGACCTTCCCCTAAAAGAAGAGGAACTTGATGACCCTGAATATCCAATCGAAATCCTACAGGGAGATATAAGTCCAGGTAGCCTCTACGGAGAGAGTTGGATCAAACATTTAATTCCTATTAATAGAGTTATTGATGCTTTAGAGTCTCATATTTTTGAATATAATCATTTCTTTGCTAAAGGAAGATTTGTTGTAGATAAAAACTCAGGGGTAAGAGTTATTGTAAACCAACATGGACAAATTATTGAAAAGAACAGAGGTTCACAGGTTACATCTCTACCAATCTCTCCACTCCCACCTTCACCACAGGAACAGATTTCAAATATGAGGAAATATTTAGAAGATATTTCTGGGGTGCATGATGTTTCTTTGGGGAGGTTGCCTGGAACAATCAGGTCAGGAACTGCTATTGCAGAACTCAGACAATCAGATGCTACAAACCAATCTGATTTAGTTGATAACTTAGAAGATTTTCTTTCAAGATCAGGTAGAAAGATGTTAAAGCTTGTAGCAGAAAATTGGAATACTTCTAAATTAATCTCAGTTACAGGCTTAGGAGGAAAGCCTGATTACTTTATGGCAATCGGAGAAAAAGGGAATATCAAAAAAGAAACTAATAAATTTACTTTTGGTGAGATGGAGCTTCCTCTAGCTATCATTGGTGCAGATAATGAAGTGAGAGTTCAGGTTGGAAGTTGGTTAGCTTATACCAAAGAAGCTAGATTGGAAAAATTAAAAGAATTATTCAGACTTGGAGCAATAGATCAAAAAACTTACTTAGAACATGCAGAATTTGCAGATATTGATGGGATAGTTGAGAGAACAAGAGATGAGGCTTTATTGCAAAGCAAGAGAGGTCAGGCAGGGCGTTCAACCGAAAGAGAGTTTGGAGTTCAGTTAGATGATGAGTCTTTGGCTTTGGCTGAAAATGAGATGATGCTTGAAGGAGTAGATCAACCAGTTTATCCAGATGACGACCATGAGATTCATCTATCAGTGCATAAAGAACAAGCAGAAAATGATCTTGTAAAAGCTCATATGAATGAGCACATAACTCAGATGAGATGGATGCAAAGCATGCAGTCTCAACCAATTGGAGCAGGAGGAGCAGGAGTTTCAACAGGGGATATGGGAGAAGGAATGCCAGGAGCAGAACCAACTACCTTCCCAATGCTTCCTCCGCAAGGAGCAGGAGCTCCGCCTTTTAATCCGAATATGGATATTATTCAGGGAGGTGGAATTTAATGTCAGACGCTTACAGTAAAAGGCCTAAAGTTACTAGATTTATTAAAAAAGCTACTTATCCAGGGAGAACTGTTAGAAAGACTAGAGTGGAAAGAAGAAACAAACCAATGAAAGGAGGAAGATAAATGCACAAAATGAAAGTTAGAGCAGACAGGTATGGTTCTTATAAAAAAGAAATGGATGAATATGGTATGGGAGCAGATTGTGTTCCTGTCGATTTATATGGGAAAAGAGTTACTCAAGGTAAGGATGGGAATTTACAGGATATAGCTGAGGATATTAGAGAGTTTTATGATCTCAAAGGAGATGCAGGTTTAAGTTAATAGTTTATTTTGAAAGGGGGTGACAAAAAATATTATGGATAGATTTACATATGTAGCTGCTGATAACTCAGCAACAGATTCAACTAATCTTGAAGCTAGAGATGAAGTTGCAGGAGTAGGAGCTAATAGAGATGTTTATGTTAAAAAGGTAATCTTTGGTGTTCCTGCTAATGGAGAGAGAACTATGCTTCATGATGCACCAAGCCAACCAGGACACGCAAGTGGAATGGGAAGCGTTTTAGTGCCAGAAGTAGCATGGAACTTCACTCAACCAACAGCAGCAGCAGGACTTGATCTTAAATTTGAAGTTGATTTTACAAGCCCTAACTGCAAAGGTCTTAGGTTAAACGGTGGTTCAATTCACACTAACTCAGCACGAGTTACTGTTGTTTGGGCTCCTGTAGAGGATTAGTTATTTACTTTGCTTCTTTCTCCTACAAGGAAAGAGGTAAAGATAAATAGATAAACAAAGAAAAGGAGGTGACAAAAAATATGAGTGCAAATTTACCGCAACATGGCGGAGAGGGTAAAGGAGATTATAAAGGAAATAAATCTAATTCTAATCTACCTCAACATGGAGGAGAAGGAGGAGGAGTTCCAGGTGGATCAGGTGGAACAGGTTGGACTCCTGCTAAAAGTCCTAATGAAAGTTATACAGGTCCAGGTAGAAGTTTAAAAGCAAAGTAAATTTCAGGGTATGACTACCCTGATTGGAGACTA